TTTGCGTGACTTGACAATAGAAGATGCTTCTCTTGTAGCTAAGTTAGTATCTCAGTTAGACGCAAAAAGAAAGGGCAAGTAATATGCAAGGCTACAGTGTAAAACAAATACAGTACAGTGACACCAAGGACTTAATCCTTAATGTACACTACGCTAAACGTATGCCTAGTATATCCTATGCGTATGGTTTGTTTGAGGGTGATGACATGGTGGGTATCGTTAGCTACGGCTCACCTGCTTCACCGTCACTGTGCAAGGGTGTCATGGGTGAGGAACACAAGAGCAAAGTCATAGAACTAAACAGGCTAGTTTTACGTAACAACAAAAGGAATGAAGCAAGTTATCTTGTGGCTAACTCATTGAAACTATTACCTAGACCTAAATGTGTGGTAAGCTATGCTGACACTAAGGAAGGACACACAGGGTACATCTACCAAGCCTGTAACTTTATGTTTACAGGTACAAGTAGACCACGTACAGACATGGCAGGTAAGGAAGGCAACCACTCAAGACATCATAGTGGAGACAGAACTAAAAGAGTTGACAGGTCAGCTAAACACAGGTATATTACATTCGTAGGAAACAAAAAGGAAAAGAAATGCATGAAGAACATACTGAACTACCCGATACAGGAGTACCCAAAATGAAAGCATACCATAACGAAGGGTTCTTTAAGGCAACCCTGGTAGTACTCTTTCTACTTGTACCACTACCATACATCATAGGATACCTAGCTTGGGGAGACCCTTGGTTGCAAACATACAAAGAAATGTTTCACCCTGACAGATGTAGGTACGAAGACAACAAACATAACATTATAGATAATTGTGAAAGGGAGTAACAGATGGTGGCATGGATACCAAGCACAAAGTATAACTATTTCGTAGAGTACACATCAGGTGTGTCAGATAACTTACATTCAGTTTATTTATACGCTACGAGTGAGTTACACGTTAAGGAAATATTAGGTGACTATAAAGTCTTAACAATAGAATTATACGAAGGGAAGTAAGATGAGAATATTTAAAAGAATAAATCCTATAGCTAGGACTATGTTACGTAACAGGCGTAGTCCACAGGTTATACCCAATAAAAAGAAAAACTACGTGCCAGATATAGATGACTATGATGATGTTTACATAGACATGGACACAGGGGAAATAAGGACAGAAGATGCAGAGAACACAAAGGAGAAGTAACATGATAAAAGAAGTATGGATAAAAGTTCCAGAGTATGACCACCTAACTGATGAACAGAATGAATTGTTTACAAGTCTTTATCAAGTGTCTAATCATGGACGATTATGGTCAAACAATACAGGTAATTTTAAAGTACCTAGTACACAAACTAAAGGTTATAAAATACTGTGTTGGGCTATACCAAAACGTATGGGAGTAGGACTTAAAAATCAAAGAAGCATTGCATACAGAGTACACAGAATGGTAGCTAAAAGTTTTATTGATAATCCATACAATAAACCTGATGTAAATCATATTGATGGAGATAAATCAAATAATAATGTAGATAATATTGAGTGGTGTACAAGTAAAGAAAATGCCCAACACTCAAAACATATACTAAAAAGTGCATGTTATAATGAAGGACATAAAAGTATATATTCTAAGGCTGACGAGAAGACAAGAAGGTTTGTAATAGATAATTATAAACAGGGAGACCGTCAGTTTGGAACAAGAGCACTTGGCAGAATGTTTAATGTAGATCATGCTACAATTATAAAATATATAAAGGACGGAGTATGTTAACCACAGCACTCGTATGTCTAGCCATGAACATTTATTGGGAAGCTAGATCACAATCTACAGCAGGTCAGATTGCTGTGGCACAGGTAGTAATAAACAGAGTCAATGACAACAGATACCCTGATAACGTCTGTGATGTCGTTACACAGGCAGTAAGACATTCGGGTAGTGACCTACCTGTAAAGCATAAATGCCAGTTCTCATGGTTCTGTGACGGTCTGAAGGACAATCCTACTGACGAGAAGGCATGGGCAAAGGCTTTGCTTGTCGCTGTAACTGTACATGACGGTAAGACTATTGACATGCTAGAGGGTGCGACACATTACCACGCAGTCAATGTATATCCAGAATGGGCATTGACAAAGACACGCACTGCACGTATAGATAATCATATATTTTATAGATGGGAGAAGTAAACATGAAATTACCACGTTATGTACAAAGTAAAACTTTAGCAGATGGACAGATATGCTACAGATTTAACCCACCACAACATCTAGTTACACAAGACATTATCAGTAGATGTGAGTTAGGTGCAGATTTGCAACAGGTTAAAGTTGAGGCTAAAAAACTTAATAAAATTATAGATGAATGGTGTGACAAATATGCAACAGGTACTACCCTGAAGAAGAGTGCCAAGTTGTCGCAGTTAATCTATGTGTATAAACAATCCAATGATTACAAGATGTTACGAGATAAAACCAAAAGTCAATACGATTATTTTTTAAATATTTTAGTGTGTGATTTAGGTGACAGGCGTATCGTTGACGTTACAACACGCATGGCTAAGTATCATTATGAGGAATGGGTAAAGAGGGGAATACATTTTGCCAACTATGCCTGTACTATATCTAGTAGGCTGTTTCGGTACGGTATTCAGATGGAACATGTACTTATGAATCCATTTGGTAACATAAAACGTAAGACTGTCAAACAAAGAAAGACTGTGTGGACGAGGGAACAGGTGATGAAGTTTCTTGATGTTGCCTATGAAGAGTTTGAGTATAGAAATGTTGGGTTGATTATCCAGATGGCATACGAGTGGTGTCAGAGGATTGGAGACATGAGAATGTTAGAGTGGAGTAGTGTTAATTTAGACACATCTATTCTGTCTCTTGAGCAGTCTAAACGGAGAGCACAAGTTTTCCTACCTATCTCTGATGAGCTTAAAACGATGCTCACACAGCAACAAAAGGATTTTGGCTTCCAACCATACGTTGCACCACGACCACGCCCTGTAGGGGGTAAATATCACCCTTACAGCCTAGAAAGAATGTCTAAGGCAGGTAGAGTTGTTATGAAACTGGCAGAATTACCTGATGAATTACGATTAATGGACTTGCGTAGAACAGGTACAACTGAAATGGTAGAGTCTGGTGTTCCACTGCCACAAATTATGTCAGTTACAGGACACGCAAACCCACAATCAGTAAAACCATATTTAAAAAATACATACACAAGTGCAAATAATGCCTTGACAACCAGAATCAATCATGTAAAATCCACTGTAAGTGAAAACATAGAAAGTGATATAACATGAATAATATATATGACATTGTAAGTGATTTAGATTTAAGTAATGGAGAAACTAAACGTATGGACTGTCCTGCATGTAAAGGTTATAAAACATTTACAGCTACAAATAATATGGGTAGTTTAGTGTGGAACTGTTACAAAGCTAATTGTTCTGTATCTGGTAACACACGTGTTCACTTAACAAGTGACGACATACGTGAGTCACTTAGACCCCACGTACAACATCAGAAAAAGGACTTTGTATTGCCAGAGTATGTTGTTAGTCATTCACAGGAAGTGTTACCATTTCGTAAAAAGTTTGGCTTAGATGAGGACAGCGTAGAGTTATATTACGATGTTAAAGAACATAGAGTTGTCTTTCCAGTGGTACATGATAGTTGCATAATTGACGCAGTTGGGCGTTCTTTAGGAAAAAGATTACCTAAATGGAGAAGATATGGAAATAGTGACTTGCCATACGTACATGGTTATGGTAAGGTTGCTGTAGTTGTTGAGGATTGCGTCAGTGCTGCTGTTGTAGGAAGTGACGTATATGTCGGGGTGGCTGTGTTGGGTACTTCACTCTCCGAATCACACAAGAGGTACTTGTCGCAGTTCTCAACAGCAATCGTAGCGTTAGACCCCGATGCACTACCAAAGACGCTACAGTTTATGAAGGAACTACGTGGTTATGTAGATAGTGTAAGAGTAATGAATTTGATAGACGACTTGAAGTATAGAAACCCGACTGACTTAGAAAACTTAGACCAACATAGGAGATTAAATTATGGAATTAGGACTGATTAGAAGTTTAATGGACAAGAAGTTCTACGATGAACATCGTGGAGCTAGATGCCCAGACAGATTGTTTAGTAAAGATGTACGTAAGATTAAACAGTCTATAGATAAAGCTATGCAACAGTATGAACGTAGTGTTACACCAGACGAGATAGAGGCTCTGTTTGTATCTGGTAATCCCACAATGACCACTGCACAAAAGGGTGCTTACAGTAGTCTGTTTGCACAGGTCAAGAAGGAACAGCCTATGGGCAGTGACATAGCACAAGATGTGTTATCTAAACTGTTTCAACAGGTTATTGGAGAGGACATTGCTAACATTGGATTTGATTATGTAAATGGTGTACAGAATAATCTTGAACCACTACGTAACATTATTGAGAGTTATGGTGATGACTTTACACCTAATCTTAACATTGAGTGGGATGATATTGATATTGAAACATTACTCAATAAGAATGATTTGGAATCACAGTGGACATTTAATATACCCACACTCTGTCGTAAAGTTGAGGGTGTTAATGCAGGTCACTTGATTGAGATTGGTGCGAGACCCAATACAGGTAAAACATCTTTTCATGCCAGTATTATTGCAGGTCCAAATGGATTTGCACGACAGGGTGCAAGCTGTATTGTGTTATGTAACGAAGAGGGTGCTCACAGAGTTGGTGCTAGATACCTAACTGCTGCAAGTGGTATGACGATGCACGAAGTTAAAGCTGACCCTAAGAAAGCACACATATTGTACGAACCTGTGAAGCAAAACATCAAACTACGTGACGCTACAGGTAAGGACATGGCGTGGGTTGAGAGTGTCTGTAAGACATACAAGCCTGACATTGTGGTGCTTGACATGGGTGACAAGTTTGCACGTACAGGTGGCTTTGCACGACAGGACGAAGCACTGAAAGCTAATGCTGTGTATGCACGTATGATTGCTAAACAACATGGGTGTGCTATATTTTATATGTCACAGTTGAGTGCAGAGGCAGAGGGTAAGACTACCAGTGTTAATCAGAGTATGATGGAAGGTTCACGTACAGGTAAAGCTGCTGAAGCTGACCTTATGATATTGATTGCTAAAGATAATGTTACTGAAGGGCAGGAAGAAGAAAGTACGGCACGATACTTAAACTGTGTTAAAAATAAGTTGACAGGGTGGCACGGACATGTTATGTGTAATCTTGATTATAGAACAGCGAGGTATGAAGTATGAGAGGAAAAAGAAATTATAAATTAAGAAATGATGTAGAAATATATCAAATGTATTTAGACACAAAAAAATGTAACAGGTGTGCTATAGAATTAAAAATGCACGATACATGGTGCGAAGGAAATGCAAAGAAAAGAAACTATATATGTAAAAAATGTGATAGTATAAAAGGAAGAGAAAATAGACTTAAAAGATTAGCAATAAATATATCAAACCACGCTTTAAAACAATATAATAAGGCAAAAGATGGTTATGTCTATGCAATTACTAATCCTGCATGGGAAGGGTGGGTTAAGATTGGTATGGCTGTAGATGCTGACGATAGATGCAAGTCATATCAAACGTCTAGTCCACTTAGAGATTACAAGCTAGAACATTGCACTTACTTTGAAGATAGACGTAGGGCTGAACATCAGGCACACAAAAAGGCAGAAGAGATAGCAGAAGAATGTGGTTCAGAGTGGTTTAAGATACCTGTAGATAAAGCCGTTAAGATAATAGGAGATTTAAAATGAAACTAACTCTTGATGTAGAAAACACCGTAACACACAGGAATGGTAAATTACATCTTGACCCATTTGAACCTGACAATAGTTTAACATTGGTAGGTATGCTCTGTGAGTCAGGGAAAGAAACTATTGTTACCTTTGACCATTCAGAGATGCAACCTACTGTGTCGGGCAAGGACATTGTACAACGCATGTTAGATGCAACTACACTACTGATTATGCACAACGCACCACACGATTTGATGTGGCTGTGGGAATCTGGTTTTAAGTATGATGGTGCTGTGTTTGACACTATGCTCAATGCCTATGTAATACAACGTGGACAGAAACAACCTCTGTCTCTTGAAGCCTGTGCAGAACGCTATCAATTAGACACAAAGAAACAGGACACACTAAAAGAATATTTTAAGAAAGGATACAGCACTAAGGATATACCCTATGATGAACTGGCTACATACCTGTCTGCTGACCTTCATGCCACACAGCAACTTGCAGACAGACTGATGGCACAGTTAGAAACTGACGACAAAGAACTTGCAAGTACAGCTAAACTTACAGATGAAGTGGCTGTATGCTTGGCACGTATCTATCAGCGTGGATTCTCTGTGGACAAGACTGTTCTTGATGAAGTACGTGTAGAGTTTGAGAATGAGAGAAAGCAACTTGTTACGAGTTTAGATAAACAGTGTAGAGAACTTATGGGTGACTTTCCTATCAATCTTAACAGTCCAGAGCAGTTATCTTGGGTTATCTATAGTCGTAAGCCACATGACAAATCTATGTGGGCAAATCTGTTTGACCAGTATATGAATCCTACAGATTACAAAAGCACAGTACGACATAATTCTACTGTCATATATAAGAAGAAAGCAAAACAGTGTTCCACATGTTATGGTAGTGGACATATACGCAAGACTAAGAAGGACGGTAAACCCTTTGCCAAACCCACAAAATGTCCTGATTGTAACGCTATTGGTTATATATTTAATGACATACCTAATGCTGTGGCAGGTTTAAAGTTTAACGCACCTAACTCTAAGTGGGTAAGTGCTAACGGCTTTAGTACAAGCAAAGGTAACATAGAACTGTTAGAGAGTATGGCTAAAGCACGTAACATGCCACAGGCTGTGACATTCCTACGCAATGTTCGTAGACTGTCTGCTGTTGATACCTACCTGTCTAGTTTTATAGATGGTATATCTACATACACAAAGACAGATGGCAAGCTACATGTAAGACTACTACAGCATCGTACCAGTACAGGACGATTCAGTGGTGCTGACCCCAACATGCAAAACATGCCCAGAGGTGGTACATTTCCTGTGAAGAAGGTATTTGTGTCACGTTGGGAAGGTGGACAGATTATGGAAGCTGACTTTGCACAGCTAGAGTTTAGGGTTGCTGCTTATCTAGGACAGGACAAGATAGCTATGAAGGAAGTATCTACAGGCTTTGATGTACATGCCTACACAGCTAAAGTGATTACAGATGGTGGTCAACCTACGTCCAGACAGGAAGCCAAGGCTCACACATTTGCTCCTTTGTATGGTGCGAGTGGATATGGTAGGACACCTGCTGAAGCCAAGTACTATGAACAGTTTACCAAGAAGTACAGTGGTATTGCTAAGTGGCATACAAAACTTGCAAATGAAGCACTAAATACTGGCAAGATACGTACACCGTCAGGTAGAGAGTTTGCATTTCCTGACGTAATGAGAAGACGCAATGGCACAGTGTCGCACTTCACGCAGATAAAAAACTATCCTGTGCAGTCGTTTGCTACGGCAGACATCGTGCCTATTGCACTGCTTCACATAGATAAACTATTGAAAGAATTAAACAGTTGTATAGTAAATACGGTACATGATTCCATAGTGGTTGATGTACACCCAGATGAGGTACGTCAAGTAATTGATATTATAAGTGAAACAAATGACGTACTCAAAAATCTTATTGATAATCAATGGGATATAGACTTCAATGTTCCTTTAATGCTAGAGGCAAAAATAGGAAATAATTGGCTTGACACTAAAGATGTTATATGATATAACTATAAATCTGACTTTTATAAAAGGAGAAAATATATATGATAAATGACCTACAAACTATTAATACAAATGACTATGACACAATGGCTAAAGCTATGGGCATTGCTAATGAAAGACCTGCCACTGCAAGTAAACAAAGTAATCTTGCAAGGGTAAAAATACAACACTCACCACTGATGGGTAAGACAGAAGTAAAAGGTAAAGAAGTAAATGTGGAAGTTGTCGAGGGTGGTACATACAAACTAGACATACCAAATGGTGCGTCCTACTATGGAACAGGTGCTACTATACGACCCTTTATGCAACGGTTTATGTACAAGAAGTACGTTATGGGTACAGGTGGAGAGAAGAACAGATATGTCAAAACTGTCATGTCTGATAATCTAAACATTGATCTGAAGGACAATGACGGTACATTTAATTGTGGTAAACCCTCTGGTTGGATTGATGACTTTAACTCACTGCCACAGAAAACAAAGGACTTGATAAAGGCAGTCAAACGTGTACGTGTTGTGTTTGGTAATATTACACTTACGAATCCTACAGATGAACAGGGTAATGCTGTAAATAATGTTGCAGAGGACGTTCCTTTTATATGGGAGATTGACAACAGGGATGCATTTAAGTCTGTTGGTAAATGTTTTAGTGACTTAGCTAAATCTAAACGATTACCTGTACAGCATGTGATTACACTTGATACGCAGTCTAATAAAATGAACAATGGTAATATATTTTACACACCTGCACCCACACTGGATATGACAAAAACACTAGACATATTACCAGAGGATCAGGAAATGTTTGGTAATCTAATGTCTTGGGTTGAGAATTATAATACATACATACTCAACTCTTGGTCAGAGAACATTGGTAAGCATGAGACTGTTGACAAGGAAATGGTTGAAGACTTCATTGACATTGATACAGATGAGATACCACATTGAAACATAAAGCTGAACTAGCTATCCATCAGTACATGTCTGATGCTGCAAACGGAAAGTCCTCTATCTCTGAGGACACCGTTAAGCAGATAGGACAGGACGTAATGGACGCAATGCAACGTCAGTTTGGTGGTGGTAATAAAAGGGATGAGTTTAAGTTACGTATGTCCAACATAGGTAGACCAACATGCCAACTCTGGTTTGATAAGAATCATCCAGAGAAAGCACTCCCTAAACCCACAACCTTTGTAATGAACATGATGCTAGGAGATATAGTGGAAGCTGTATTTAAAGGTATCCTAAAGGAAGCAGGTGTAAAATATGAAGATTCTGAACAGGTATCTCTGGACTTGGGAGAGGATAATATTAATGGAACATATGATCTTGTTATTGACGGTGCTGTTGATGATGTTAAGTCGGCATCCGATTGGTCATACCGTAATAAGTTTTCTAGCTGTGAAGACTTAGCCAGTGGAGATTCATTTGGTTATATAGCACAGTTAGTTGGCTATGCCAAAGCTGCCAAGAAAAAACTTGGTGGTTGGTGGGTAGTTAATAAGGCAACAGGTGATTTTAAGTATGTACCTGCATCTTCTGTAAATGAACAGGACGAACTAGACAAGATTAAAAATACTGTAGACACCGTAAAGAGTAATGTATTTAAAAGATGTTTTGAGCCTGTTGAAGAATATTTTAGAGGTAAACCAACTGGTAATACAGTATTAAACAGTGGCTGTAGGTTTTGTTCGTACAGACATGCTTGTTGGGATTTAACTGAACGACCTGCCGTAAAGTCACAGGCTAAATCACCTAAGATGGTGTCCTACATAACTATGTCGGAAGAGTACGCATAGTGGACGCTAAACAATTTATTGCAGCACGAAAGTATGGATACCGTAGTGGACTAGAGTTAAAGACTGCCCAATACCTAGATAACTTGTTAATAAAGTATAAGTATGAAAAGTTAAAGATAGAGTGGGAAGATTTAACGTATAGAACATATACACCAGATTTCGTGCTGTATAACGGAATTATAATTGAAACAAAGGGTATGTTTACAGCAGCAGATAGGAAGAAACATCTTGCTATTAAAAAGCAACACCCTCATTTAGATATACGTTTTGTTTTTGAGAACAGTAACCGTAAGTTACGCAAGGGAGCAAAGACTAGATACTACCAGTGGTGCAATAAGTACGACTTTGATTACTACGATAGAATTATACCTGAAGAATGGTTAAAAGAAAAAGGCAAAGACAAGTATCCCAAGTTTATAAAGTTTTCTGGTACTAAAATAAAAAGGAAATACAAATGACAGATGAAAAAGTAATGATAGATTTTGAAGATGAAGACTTTATAATAACCGTGTCACCTTCTTTAGATGAAAACTTTAGATGGACAGGAGAGATAAGGGTAGGTATAACTATGGCTGACCAAGATTTCTTGCATGAAGATGACTACAATAGCCTGTTACAATTTTGTAATTTAATTTGTACAACTGTTCCCTTGATGGAACAAGACGTAGAATTTAGAAATAAGGTACATAGATACTTTATAAAAGAAACACAAGAAATAAATAAAAGAGTATTGACAAAAGAAGGAAATGTGATAAAGTTAAATTTTAATAGTAATACAGATGGGAGTGCATAGTATGAAAATATTTGATGATAAAACAGGAATAGATAAACTGACTATAAATGGAATGACAATGCATAGCACTGAAGACACATTTGATTTACCGAAAGATGATATGGTAAATCACCCACCACACTACAATCAGTACGGTGTGGAATGTATAGATGCTTTACGTGCAGCTACAGGAGAGGGCTTTGAGTACTACCTACAGGGTAACGTAATGAAGTATCTATGGAGATACAGATACAAGAATGGTATAGAGGACTTAAAGAAAGCCAACTGGTATCTTGAGTTATTAATTGCAGAGAAACAAGACGATGAGAGTTAAGGTATTTTTAGTTCTTGACATTGACGAGGAAGAGTATCCTGTACCTGCTGATGGAATGGTCAATGAAGAAATAGAACAAAGTTTAGAGCAACACATCTACGACATAGATGGTATC